AAAGTCGCCACAAAACCTCCGAACGGCAAATTGGGGGCTCGCGCCCCCAATTTTTACGCCAATGAACGTACTACGACCAAACGAAGTGTAGCGGAAGCCAAATTGACTTCAGCGCCGGTTTCGTTTTGGAAACGGATACTGACCACGTTAGCAGCGCTGACGTAGGCGGTCACGATCAGACCCGCCACATCAACAGCCAACGAGGCCGACAACACCATATCGCCCAAAGCTACGCCAGGGACAGCTACGGTATCGGTGTCGCCTGCGCCATCAGCCAAAGTATCGGCGTCTAGCGTTGCGCGAACCAGAAAAGTATTAGTGTAGAGGCCACGGAACTGGTCATTACCAGCTCGGACCACAACGGAAGTTGCATTTGCCATGATGTTCTCCTAATTAGGTTAAAAACCCCCGGCCGAAGCCGGGGAGTTTAATTAGGCTGGAACAGCCAGTGCAAAGGCCGACGACGATGTCGCAGCGCCGACGGTTGCAGCAGTACGCATCGCCTTGACACCGTAGAGCATGTCGGAGGTGAACAGCGTGCCCAGGTATTCCTGCTTGTACTGGGTCTGCGAACGAACGCCCATCTGTTCAACCAGCACCATCGCTTCTTTGTGACCCATCAAGCAGATACGGTCAGCGCCCGAGTTACCAGCGCCAGTATCGGCGTTGGAAGTCACGAACACAGGGATACCATACAGGTTGCCGATCTCGCCGTTACGAATAGCATTGCCGTCGCCGACAAATGCCTGTTCGGTGTAGCGAGCCAGACCCATCAGCGTGTTACGGCTTGATGGTGGGATGATGAAGAAACGGCCGTCCATTGGAGTGTCGTTGTCATCCAGACGCTGGATGGTACGACGGATAGCAACGTCAGTCAGCGCAGCAGCGTTGGAGCTGGTGCTGTTGTACGCAGTTGTGCCATCCGAACCAATGAAAGCCTTGGTGGTGGTGTTGCTGGTTGCGTAGTCGTCGGTGCCAACGGTTGCGCCGTTGAAAGCACGGCCGAGGCGGATCAGGTCGGTGTCAACCTGACGAGCCAAAGCGTAGCCAGCGTCGCTGGTATAGAACTGACGCAGCGAGTTCAGAGCCTGGGCTTCGACGATGTCTTCGATCAGACGGCTGTACTCGTAGTGCTTGTTGATCAAGATCTGAACTTCAGACTCAGTTGCAGCGATCAGCGTAACGGCATCAGTAGCCACTTTAGCCGAGGCGCTACCACGGGTTGGTGCAGGAACGTGAACGGTGTCACCTTTCTTGCCCTTGAAGTTCATCTTCATTACGATGTTGGCCAGAACGAGGTTCTTTTTGTAGGCCGCAACGATCTCGTCACTCCAAATTTCTGGGATGAATGTTGCTGAAGTTGTTGTTGTTACACTGTTTGCTGGGGAAAATGCGGTATTAGCCATGTCTAGCTCCTAAAATCAAAAGTAAATTATTTGACCCGGCCCTCTTGGTACGCCGCCATAATTTCGTCGGACAGCGCGTCATATCGAGCTGGATCGGTCATTTTCAGCCGAATAAGGTCAGCCCTGCGATAGACACGTTTCGAACTCTCCCCGGTGCCACCTGTGTCCACTTGCGCTGCTTTTAGCGACTGCTGGCGAGCCTCCTTACCGGATTGCTCAACCTGCTTTTGCTTAATGCCACGCAACTGCTTGTAGGTGCTTATCAATTCATTAGCCGCATCGAAGTCAAACTTCGCATCCGCTCTGGCGTAGAGTTCGAGTCGTACCTGAGACGATTTAATCCACGTCTCAAAGTCCTTGTCGGCACTGATTTCCATGAAATCAGGGTGCTCTTGCGCTAGGCGCTGCTGAGTTTGCATCCGTCTGAACTCGACCCCCGCTTGGCGGGCAGCGATAACGTCCGGATGTGTCTCAACGGTTTTTTGAATCGCCCTCTGAGGGTTCTCAAAAAAGTCTACTTCAGGCTCTACCTGTTCAACAGGTTGAGATTTTGACGAGAGATTTTGCTTGATCAGCTCATCGGCTAGCTTCCGCACTTCCCCGACTTCCTGCGCCTGGCGACCAATGACCTTCTCGGCCTCTTGGTGCATCTTGACGACATCTCCGATCGACTTACCGCGATAGCGGTCGGGCAATTCGGGTATCTCTGGCGCTGCGTAATCAGGTAGTTTTGCTTCTTCTGCCTCTAACTCACTAGGCATCTCTGGTTCTTGGTCAATCAACATGTCAAAGTTCCTTTTCCTGCCATCTTTTGGTTCTCAGGATTAAACATGAACAGGGCATTTCTGCTTATCTGTTCGCCTTCTGCTCGGATTTTAGCTTGTCTCGGTGGGTTTTATCAAACTTTGCGTGAGCTGTAGGAAACGCTCCCGACCACCCTTCCAATTTAAACGCCGGTGCAGATATGGTGCGGCGGGCTGTCTTGCCGCAATTGCAACGAACGAGCTTATCCTCATATTCGGTAAACCGTTCGATGCGCTCTCCGCTTTCGCAGAGAAATTCAAATATCTTTCTCATTGAGTGCCTCGTATGCCTCTTCGCTGACCTGTTTTAGGGTTCTCAGCCAATTTAGAATAGATAACTCACCCTTCTTAAATTGTAAATCTTTTTCGTCTTGAATTGTAGCAACATTGTTCAAAGACGTTACCATTAAGTCAATATCTTCCAGCAAATCGCGCCAGCCCTGGTGGGTCATCATGGCGAATCGATCTTCGTAATACTTTTGCAGTTCAGGCGTCATGTTTTGCACCTGTTACGCCGGGTTGATCTGGCAACCACTCACCAAATAGAATCTTTTGCATGGTTGTCCTTTAGCGGAATACAGCTACTGATATAAGATTTGCGTCAAAACGAACAGCATTAGTACAAATAGTAGATTCAACTTTAACTGCTGATGTAGTTAACGCATATGCTGTTCCTAAAATAGTTCTTTCCGTAGTAGAAAAGCCACCACTTGTTACATTTACACTGTAATTCGCATTCGGCATAGCCGTAGTAAAGTTCACAGTGTAATCACCCGTACCATTGTCAGTTATTGACGATACGTTACCACTAGCTCTAATTGCAACAGTTCCAGTACCATCAAAGTTTACCCAAGCACGACAACCATAAGCCGTAGCTACAGAGCCATAACCTGAGTTAAATGAAAAGTTACCGCTTGAGGATATAGAGGCTACATCTGCTGTCGTAGCGCCACTATTGCCAACACCAATGCGAACAGTACCGTCAGGGGAGGAAGGCTGATAAATAGTAAAGTTATTTGTAGCCGTTACAGACTGCCCAACTTGTACATTGTTCGTCTTTAATGTTGACATTTAAATCCCCAATGCTGCTTTGATCTCGTCAGGTGTCGTTGCTGCGTTAATACTAGTCTGGATAGCTGCGTACTTGTCACGGATAGCCTGACGAGCCGCTTCTGCACCGTCTGATGCACCCGGTATCTGCTTGGCAATAGCTTCGTCGTAAGGCTTGAATTCTTCAGCCCTAGCAGCACGACGCATATCGTGACCAATGTTCTTAGCTTTAGTTAAGTCGATTACGAGACCCATGACCATGCTCCACGAAATGTACGATCTGAAGGAATATCCGCTACGTCTACGATCTCGTAAGGCTTACCTGCTGGCACGTCTTTAGCAGCGATTTCTTCAATGGTTAAGCCACACTCAGCGGCTGGAATAATGACAGCAACACCACCGTCATCTGTAGGGTAAATTATGCGTGAGTTCATGGTTGTCCTTAATTAACGGAAGATTGCGACATTTGCATCAAAAACATCTTGATTACTTACTAAAGTGTTATATACCGCCAATCTGACCGCCGAAGTAGTTTTAGTAGAGTAAGAGTTATTTGATGGTGTAAGAACCCCAAAATATTCAGATGTGTTTCCACCAGTCATCATTGACGGAACAACAACGACATAATTTGTATCTACTAGCGCGTTAGTAAAGTTGACCGTATAGTCACCAGTACCGTTATCCGTAATACTCGACACATTGCCACTAGCTCTAATAGCGACTGTACCTGTGCCGTTAAAGTTTACCCATGCTCTGCAACCGTATGCTGTGGCTGTTGAGCCGTAACCTGAGTTAAATTGCAGATTAGCAGAAGCATCTGAATAGATAACTGTACCGTCAGCATCAGGCAAAGTTAAGGTGCGGTTAGAAGCCGTACTAGGCTCCTGCAATAGTACGCTACCACCACCAGATGAATTTAGTTTCAATGACATAGTTAACCAATCATCAAAGCATTACGTAAGTGTTTGCTGTTCATGGTTGTCCTTTAGCGGAAGATGGTGACAGAAACAACGGTGGAATCTGCTGGAAGACCACCTGTAGTACCCATACCAACTCGTACCAATGACGTTGTTCTAGCAGTAGAGCTATCCCTTGTACAACCAACGGCAAAATCACTAGCACCACCAATGTCACCAGTAACATTGGCATCAAAATTAGCATCCACTAGCGCATTAGTAAAGTTCACCGTGTAATCACCAGTACCATTATCAGTAATAGAACTCACATTGCCAGACGCTCTGATAGCTACCGTACCAGTACCATTAAAGTTCACCCAAGCTCTAGCGCCATAGATAGGAGCAGATCCACTCTGAGCGCCATCTAGTTTTGCAGCGGTAATTGCAGCATTAGCAATGTCAGCAGTAACAATAGAACTATCAGGCAGACCACCAGCCGATAGTCCTGTAATCGTGCCGTTACCGTCAAATGTCATTGGCATAATCGTTCCTTACACAATCGTCCAGGTGGCACCACTTGGCACCGTCACCGTCACGCCAGAGGCGATCGTTGAGTTTCTACCACTGATACCATCGTACCCAGTAGGAAACGTCACCGATGTATTGATCGTCTGGTTGGTGAACATAATGCCGTTGGAAGCAGCGAGTTGTGTCGCTCTCAAGTCACCCAACGACGGGTTGTATGTCAGCTTAGTGCTAGATACCGTGGCCGTTGAAAACGTACCGCTGGTCGCCGTTGCAAACGTCGGGTAGTAGCTTGCGTTCGTCGTGGTGTCGTCCGACACCGTGGTGCTGACTGGCGCTGCCGCCCACTTCACACCCGTAGCTTCTGCCGAATCGGCGGTTAGCAGTTGGCCATTCGATCCAACAGCCAAGCGGACATCGTTGGTGCCGTTATGGGTGATCAAATCACCCTTAGTTGTCAGCGGTGACAAG